AAAATAATTTTCCAATCTGCTGAATAAGGATTGCATCCTACAGCAATATCTGAGTCCATCCAGTTTTTCTCCAATTCTGTTGTAAACTCTCCAAAAACCATCCTACTTACGAGCAAAAATGCAAATGATCCTGCATAAAATACTCGTGTTTTACAAGCTTCTACTCGATCTAATGGACGAGTTTCATCTTTGAGCATTGCTATTACCCAATTCCTATCCACTTCTCCTTTTTCAATTGCTTCAAACCATTTTTGTACCAATTCCACCACTTGTTCATGGAGATATACTCCTTGTCCCAATGATTTCATTTTATCCTTGTCCAATGTCCGTGTTTCATATTCTTCATCTGTCATATCTACATAAAATCGTTTTTGTCTATTGAACATCTTGTGATAAAATGCCATACTCGCATTTCGCTTCAACGAGTGTGATTTAGGGTGAAATTTTACCCCTTTTATTGCTTCTAGCAGAGATAATACTCTACCTGATGAATTTCTTAACGCTGCTCCAAACACTCCTTTATAATCTTCGTCCTGTAAATATCCACGATAAATCATTTTTCGTTTTTGAAGTGATGCCAATCCTATCTCCATGGGGTCTTTATCTCCTTGCTTTTTTAGCACTGCTGGTGCTGTTTCTAAAGGAATTGTAGGTTCCTTAATACAATATACTCCATCAAGTACTAATGGCCATCGTTGTGCCATTGGCGTTTTAACTATTTGTGTTTTCTTTGGCGAAGAAAACTTTATTGAAGTTTTTCCATCAAGTAACATTCCATATTTCTTTTCAAATGTTTTAACTTCCTCAAATTTAATTGCTTCTTGATGTTCTTTCAAAATTGTTGGTTTATCTCGAATTTTGACACTACACATTTGTTGAACTGCTGTGCCTAATGATTTCTCCAACTTTTGTTTAAAACGCTGTACATCCTCCTGATTAAGTCTTCCCATTATTACGTCATCATCTTGTGATGCTGCATGGAACCAACCTAGCTTTCGTTGCATTGCCGGGTTAAAGTATATATAATGCTTGCAGCAATATCCATCTGCTCCACTCATCTTTGCCATTCCCATTTCTTCTACTCGTTGTGGTCGTCCTTGTTTTGCTCCATAATTGCTTGAATTGTGTACTCGTACTGGTCCTTCTGCAACCTTTAATGTAAAAGAAATTTTAGAATCTGTTTCTCCATCCTTATCTTCTCTACACAACCCTTGTGTTCCATCTAAGTCATCTTCTTCTTTAAACAAGTGCTGCGTCACTGTGTGAATTTCTGGAATTCCTGGCAAATGGATAAGTGCCAAATCTGCTGTGCTCAATCCATTTTTCGGACGAACATATTCCCAAATTACCTTATCTGTGGCAAACATGTAACCCATTGCCTGATCTAGCGTGATAATTTCTATATCATCGGGCTGCATTGCCATTACGTGTCCTGGTACTACAAATAAATTTGGCTCCAATCCAAATGCATGTGCTGAAAACACATCTTTACCTTTATATGCTTTTAACAATCGCAAATTTCTCAAAAAGTTTGATCGCAGTGCTTGTGCATTTTCATCTTTAAATTGTAAATTTGCCTCTGTAAACTCCACTTCCGTGCGTGTTTTCTCCACTGCTTGAGATCGTGCTCCTTTCATGTTCATGCGAATTGTTTTCCGTGCTTGTACCTGTTGATGTCTTTCCAAACGGGGATCTCGTGATTCCTGGTTTGCATATTCCATATTCATAGGTGTTGTTGGACTAAAAAGTCTCCATAATGCTACACATGCTGCTACTACTGATGGAATTGCTACTATTGCTATGAAAACAAAGGTAATAAATCCTGTTAAATGTTCTAACATGCTATTACCTTGTGTTAATATCAATTCCTCCTTATTTGCATATTCATACAGAAACAAATCGCGATTTCCCATTCTATCCAAATGAGAAAAAGTATCCTTACCCATTGCTAAGAAATCATCGTATCGCATTGGTACACGATCAAATGTTCTTCTAAACCATTCTTTATATTTGCTCCAAGATTCATGTTGCAAATGATAGTATAAAGGATTTGACAACCCTACGTATAGATCCACATATACATAAAGTGCTGGTGGTATATGTGAAAATTGTTGACAAAAATCCATTCGCTGTTTTTGTGTCAAACCCTGCTGGGTTTTTGATGTTATTGATCCTAATGAAAATTTTTTCCACCTTTCAAAAAAACTATCTACTGCATGTTCATATCTAACTCCACTTACCATGTCTTGACGTCCTAATGTCAATACTGCTATTTCATCAGGTTGTAAATCTTGCATTGGCTTTCCCTTTAATATTCGTTGAAATTCCAAAATTTCCTCATATGTTTCACAGGGTTTTCCTGCTAAATAAGTTAAAAATTGAACTGACGGATGCACTTTCACCAATGTGTTTCGTATTCGTGATCGTAATTGCTTAAATCCTGTTAACCACATTTGCTTCTGTGCATTTGACATATCTATTTCCTTGGGTGTGAATCCATATTTCTCCAACCACGTTTTCTTTGGCGGTGACAATATCTTATCTATCGCTGCCATGTCTCCTCCAATCACTTTCTTTGTTACATCTCCCAATTCCTTAATAGGAATATGCTCCGTTGTTGTTGTTGTAATTGTTTTCGTGTTTGCTGTTGTTGGTTCTTCCTCTTCTGAATCTGAACTTTCATCTGATGACATTTCCGAACCATCTATTACTGCTCTTTTGTGATGTTCTTCTCGTTCTATGTCCTGTCCTCCTGGTGTAAACTTAGCAAAATCTGCTGTCAAATCAGGGTGCTCTCGTATTTCAAATTGACGATAACGTGTTACAAAGAAATCTGTAATATCACAAGCTAATTGTAACATCTCTTCATGTCCTGATACTATCTTAGGTTTTAATTTTTCTCCTGTTTTCGTGTTCGTTCTACTAACCCCTAAAAGATAGAAATCATCAAATTCTTTTGATCCCACTCCTTGTTTCACCCATTCATTAGAAGTTCGGGTTACTGTAATTGCAAAGTGTCTCCTCCGTAAGTACGCTTGTGGTTCTAATATTTTCATTTCTGCACTTGTAAATAATTTCTCCGGCATATTGGTGCTCGTTATTACAAAATATGATTTGAAAACTGTTGAATCCTTACGTACTATATCAGCCATGTGCAAAGGATAAGGTGCTGTATTAATCATCCTTATGAGCGACAAAAATTCTGCTGCTCGTTTTTCTGGAGATTGATCTTGTGCTAAATCATCCAGTCGTGTAAAGACTTGATAATTGTAATTATCCCAAAATTCCTGCTCTGGTTGTCGATTATATATCATTGAGTCATCAAAGCGTTTTGCTTCTCCAAAGAGTTTTTCAAAAACATTCGGATATCTGACCTTCATTGAACAAAAGATCATATTACACAATATATTTGTCAATATTGTTTTACACGTCCCTGCTTCTCCATCTAGTGCTATACACACTGGCTCCAATCTTGTTACATTGGTTTTCAGTTGAAATATACATGAATCGTACAATTGCTTAGCTTTTCCAACTGCTATGTGTATTTGCGCTCCTAGTGCTTTATCTACCCCAAATACATAAGGATACATTTCCACCAAATCTCTGTAGGCATTACAGAATTTTTCCATTTGATCCTGTTTTAACGTTGAAATATTATCTACTGCTACTGTTTGCATCAATTCTGTTATCTTACCTTTCAACGCAAAAACATTTTTTGCTTCTGTAAAAAATGGTTTACCCGAGATTAATTGACACAAACTATTTATGCCATATTTTAATAATTCTTTGATTTTCTCAAGTAACCATGTAACGTTTTTGAGTGCCGCTGAAAAGTCTCCTACCTTCTTTACTGCTTTGATAATCTCTGCATCCGAAAATGTGCTATTAAAATTATTAATTGTTTTATTAAAAGATTCTAACAATGCTGAGAAGGTAAATTTAGCTGTAATCCAACTTGCTTGTTGTGCTGCTCCACTCATGTCTTTATCTCCATCCATCATTTCTTCTGGAAAAAGCGTGTCTACTGCATATAGCATTTTTCTACAAACTTGCATCACGCTCCAACCTATTACACATACTAGTAAGACAAAGCCTACTATTTTGGTCAATAACCAAAGGTCACCAAGTGACTCCTTGATATTTGATACTACATTGTGTATTGTTGATCCTATCTTCTCTAGAACTGGTACTACTACATCCGTAAAACCTTCTGCAATATTTTTCCCTGCAGATCGGAGCTTTCTTTCTATCCAAGATCCTTCTTGTTTATCCACTGCTTCCTCTATGTTCATGTATTTGTGCATTTGTTGTTGTGCTCTAGACATATCTAAACTATTCCAATCAAACCGTTTTTGCTTAATTTGCTTATTTACCTCTAAAGCATCTTTTAGAGTAATTCCAATGTTTGTACTCATTCGTGTTGTGCGTGTTAGAATCACTCGTAACCAAGTAAATTTACTTGGCACATTTGAATATGCCACAAACGCTCGCAGTAATAACTTACGTGCTCGATATTGTGGCATGTATTTGGTGTTAACGGTAAAAGTTCCATGTTTCTTATAATACTTTTCCAAATCTTGTCGTGAAACTAATTGACCATCTCTACACCATTTTTCAAATACATTTTGTATTGCACTTGGTTGAATTTCTAAAACCAAGTTTTTGTCATAACCATGTTCCTCCAAATAATAACAAAATTGCTGAATATCTTCTCCTATTACTCCTGTATAATTTGAATATTTTAATGCTTTATGTTTTGAGCGATATTCACGTTCCAATCGAACTTGTCGATGGAAATTGATGTCTTTTTGTCCTTGTCGTTTATGTGTTCGTTCTACAAATTGATCATCTAATGACCAATCCGGACATACATCACTTACCTGTGTAACAACATCAGGTCTTTTATAGTGCGGCTTCCGCTCTTTCTTCTTCTTGATGTGATATTTCAAATCTTCTTCATGCTGTAGTGGATATATCCACGGTTGTCGTGCATCCCTGCTAAAAACAGGGCCTGGATTCTGTTCCACTCCCGCCCGAATTAATAAAATTCGAATCAACACCTCAATTAAAATTCGTGCTATCCATCCTAAAATACACCACCAAATAAAAATCCTTAATATTGCTCCATATGTGTTTCTCCCATCCCTTTTAGGGTCATAAAATCCTGCCATTATTACATTTGAAAAATGTATCATAAGAGCATACACTAATGTAACAAAAAATTGTTTAATCCCAGGTCCGGGATTTGGGTGTATTCCCACTATCCTACGTGCAAATTGCCAACTTAATAGTTTACTTGCTGCTTTCAATGCCAGCAATTGTGATGGGGGTGTTATTTCTTGATAAAAATTCATTGGAAACGTATGCACTATATTCGTATGTGCATCATTTGGTCCCCATTCTATTGTTGTTGACTGATAATTTTTGAGCCCCGGTACCAATTCAAAAGACATTGATACTGTTGCTGTTGGCCCAAAAGTCCACCATTCATAATTCCATCCATGATCTAATAAAACATTACAATAATTATCCATTTCTTCATGTGCTTCATCTTCCTCATTCATATCATCTATGAACCAATTTGGTCCTTTTGTAAATCCAAGTAAATCAAAATTATCTGAGCAATTTAATATATAATTGTATGTTTGTTGCTCTCCTCGTGAAATTACTTCAATCTCTATCCAAAATGAAGGGCCTGGATTTGGTTCTAATCCTGCTAATAATAACCATACATATCCAAGCATTTGTGGTGTCCAATTTTGTACTGATCGTTTAAAACACCAAAACATATATTTTTCATTGGCATAATATGCCATTGCTTTTTGATGTCTCTTATATTCATTTGGTGAAACTTCATCAAATAAAGCTTTAACTTGTATTTCTGTCAAATCTTCTCCCTTACTCATTTCATAAATTCGTTCTACTGTTGCTAAATTGTAAAGTATATCTCGAACTCCTTTACGATATGAATAAATATCCTCAAAACTTGTTCCTCCTCCTTCTACCATATCGAGTATTTCTATTACTGTTGATGTCATATCTCTATCTACTAAATTTACTCGATATCTTGCTTGTCTAAACCAAGCTCTAAATACTGGAAATGGTACTTGCAAAATATTTGATAATGTTATTCCTACTAGTCCTAAAAATTCCTCATTTCCATATGTTTGGACTTTTATATACCTACCATCAAATGTCC